AGAAAGCCGAGACCTTAAAGTTTTGTTATTTTGTATGTGTCATACACAAATTGAACTGTTGCAGTTAAAACAGATGGTTCGGTTTCTCCACTACTTAAAGTGAACCCCGACAAATTGGTTGGTATTAAATTCTTGTAGTCTATTGTGTATATCGGATTCTTTTTGTTATCTAACAAAAACATTTGACCATCTGAAGGACCAACTAGGTCTTCTGGTTGTATGCCAACGAAATCACGATACGGAACACTACCCCTAAACCAATTCACCATCTCCATATAGTTTTTGAAGTCCTCTGAGATTATGAATCGGATTGAAACATCGGTATTTGTTCTACCGCCTGGAAGTTTTAATTGTGCGGCGGTTATGTAATCATAATCCATCGGTGTGGAGGAAGACGATGGAGTTGTAATTGATGTACAAAAATATGTGGTATATGGAATTTTCTTCAGAATGAATCTGAAGTTGGTGGTCGATGTTAGATTGGTGTTTATCGAAACTCCACCCGTAACACCGAATCTCGGAACACTTTCTATTCTAGGTGTTGGGTTAGTCATGTGAGTTCTTCAAGATCATATGTTGAGAATTGTAATGTTGCTGTTGCTGATGCAATTGATGCGTCTGTTACTGCGCTGTTGTAATCAATAGATGACAATGCAGTTATCATCAGACCATTGAATCTAAACTTTGCCAATGGGTTTTTCTTGTTCGATAAGATCAAAAGGTGCGCTGTATTTGTTAAAAGTTCTGTGTCTGTTCCATTCTTGAAGAAATCTTCCCAAACAAGACTCTTCTTAAACCAATCGCTCATCTCATAATAATTTGAGTAATCTTCATTCACAAGAAATTTGACTGTTAATTCACCGTGAGTGATCTTGTTCCCCCAAAATTTAAGAGATGGTGCGAAAGGCACAGGTAGTCTTACAGGAGGACAGTCCCAACCTGGAAATGTAACTTCCGTACAGAAATACACACCTATCTTTATTTTTGGTATGAACAGTCTATAGTTCGACGCAAGTGCAATATTAGTATTCGGAGGAATATTAGAAGTACTTGCTGCTCTGTCTGTTGGGATTCTTGGAGTCGAAGACATACATTTATTTAGAATCAAATGAAAAGGGCTGTGAAGATTTCTCCTCACAGCCCCTAGCGAAATTCCCTGTGAAACAGGGTGACCTTTACCGATCAGAACAGGTTCGTGACCTTCACGATACGGTAGTAGCAGTTAGACCGCTTTGCTCCTGCGGCAGTCGGATCCGTAACCGATACTCCACCCGAGATCGTGGCGAACGGGTTGTTCACCAGACCGTAACGGGTCTTGAAGCCGATCTTCGGTTGGAATGACTGCTCACCGACAGCACGGACCATTTGCAGAGGAACATACGGGCAGTAGAACATACCTGCGTCATATGCCGACGATCCCTTATAACCAACCATGAAGAAGTCATGGGCAGTTGTCATCGATGCATAGGGATCGATGTACACACGGAGGCGACCGTTCAGCACACCAGCGAAGGTGTTGCCCGTGTCATCCACATTCAGGTTCGTTGAGAGAGCCGGTGCATAGTCGAGGATGCCTGCCATGCTGAGTGCTGAGGCAACATCTGCCGAGCAAAGGACGAAGTTGCCCTTGCCACGACGAGTTTCCTTAGCAATCATGTTGCATTCACGCTCAATCTGATACAGCAGACCCTTGAACTTTTCAACGCTCCAACGACCGTTTGAGTCAACATTCAGGTCAAACACACCAGCGGTTTGAGTGGTTCCCGAACGGGCACCCAACTTAGCGGTTTGATACAGAGTGCGAACAACTTCACGGTTGATTTCAGCGAGGATTTCACTCGACAGAATGTTGGCAAGTTCGGTTTCAGCGTCGAGACCGTGGATTGCCTTCAAGTCTTGTGCGAGTTCCATCGTATACTCAGCCTTCAGAGCACGGGTCTTTGCTTCGACCGTGGTCTTTTCGATGCTGAATGCCATCTGCGGGAACGGGTTGTTGGCCGAATCACCAAGGGCTTCGCCGTTGACCGTGGGGTAACCACGACCACCGTATCCTGCGCCGTTTGGCTTCGTAGGACCGTTTGAAGTTTCGAACGGATCAACACCCGCCGAGTTTGCAGCGAAAGTCGAAGTGTCATAGACACCGTCGGCAGTCGTACCCGTTGAGCCTGAGCCACCGAAGCCCGTATCTGCTTCTTGATACAGAGCCTCAGGACCAGTCTGGTTGATGTAGCGGCTACGCATGGCGAAGATAAGGCCAGTCGGTCCACTCATCGGCTGAACGCCACAGATATCATAGGCGATCAGGTTCGGCATTGCCCGACGAACGAGCGAGATAAGGATCGGATCCCAACGAGCCACATTCGATGTGGTCGGGCCGTCTAGGTTTGCCGAGAAGTTAGTCGGGGCCGATTCCTTGAGGTGTTGCTCCTGGTTTTCCAGTAGCATGGTTGTTACTGCTCTCTTGTAGGCATCCTTGATTTCTGGTAGTTCGGGGTGCTCCAAGATTGGCTTCCACTTCTTTTGAAGTGCTTCTGAAATGGTTAGATCCATTTGTAATTTCTCCTTAATTGAGTACTCTTTTAGTACGGTTTTTATTTATCGAATCTATCTTTTTGGTCAACGACGGTTAAGTCGTGACAATGTCTGAGCATAACTAGCCATTGATTCCGATAGCGTGTCCGTCGCTGGAGTTGCAACTTCATCAATGCTTCCTTCATCTGAGGTTGCGAGTGCTTCCTCACGGAGAACAGGCTTCTTGCTAGAGAAGTATGACTCCTTAATGATCTGTGCCTTTTTGCGAAGATCATCTTCTGTTTCGAAGGTGATTCCCTCAGCAAGGACAGCAAATCTTTCTTTTTGCGTATCCGCTAAATCTGATGCTGCTTCGTCAAGAATTTGTTCACGACGATAAACTGCAATTTGACTCTTGAGTTCAATATTGTTGTTCATTTCTTCGTCAAGTTTGGCCTTGAGCGATTCAACGGTTTCTGCAAGTTGATCGGTAAGATCAACCTTAGTCTCAGGAACTGAAATGTCGTGTTCCAGGAACAGGTTACGCAGACCTTGCATGAACTCCTCTGCAATTTCGGTGCGAATTCCCTTTTCGACGGCAAGACGGTTTTCTTCCATCCACTCTTCAACCACATATGAGAGATAAGAATCAAGTTGTTCTGTTAAGCCCTTCTTGATTTCATCGACTTCACTTACAAGTCGATTCTGATACTCTTCCTGAAGTTCAGATTCAATCACATCAATCCGCTCTTGTAAAGCGGCTTCAAAGATGGTTGATGCCTTGGTCTTGAAATCTTCGGTGAGTTCTTCTCCATCAAACATGGCATCCATGTGAGTTTCGATGTCTTCACGCATAGACTTCTTGGCTTTGACATTTGCCGACAACTTGCTTGACGAATCGGAAGCATCGGTTGCAACAGGCTCGGGAACAACAGCACCCTTACCAGTTCCATCCTTATAGAGGCCAGCCAACTTACCTTTTCCTGCACCTTTCTTAGATGCATTAGCGGCAGTTTCTTCGGCTGCTAATTCTTCTTCCTCTTCTTCTTCACCATCTTCGTGCATGGTTTCTTTCTTTGTTGGAGGAACAGGCTTCTTTCCAACCTTTGTTAGATTGGCTTTCTGCGATGTTTTTGAATCTTCTTCTTCGATGGTTGATTCTTCTTCGAACAATTCATCGATGATTTCTTCGATATCTTCATTAGCGTCGGACATGTCTTGTCTCCTTCGTAATAGTTATTTAGTAAGGGTTAAAGTTTCGTTATAAATTTCTTGAATGCTTGCATGCATGCTTCCTCTAATTTTCTGGAAGATGCTCTACTGATCTCACGGCGAATCTGATCAATTTCTCTTTCTTTTAGTATCCCATTCTCATAAATCCACTCTTTACCTTCCATAACTCCACGAACAAATGCTTCGGGAGCAGAAGGATCTGCAACAATGTCGGCTGCTGTTGAAAGACGGAAATCATCTTTGACCACATTTATTCCATTCTTTTCTTCAATTGAACCAACGCCACGGCTTGAAACGCCGAGTTTGGCCCCCTCATCGATTAGATTTTTTACAATCTTTCCATAAGGGGTGTCCATAATCTTGGCTTTACCGTAAAAGTTTTTACCGTCAGCGTGAAGTTCGGTTATCATATGTGAAACCCGCTCAAGGTTAATGGTTGGACCCTCTGGGTGACCAAGTTCACCGAACGCTCTTTTTTGATTAACGAACTCTTTGATGTAGTCATTCACCTTAGACTTTAACATCTCAAAGGGATATTTCCTCTTATTTCGATTAGTGATATCTCCCTGAAGGAAAGTTCCCTCAATCGTGTACTTTTTGTCTCCATTTGCGGATGCTTCGCAAATGATCTCAATGCCTTCGTTTACTTCTGTGATTAGTTTCATGTGATTTCCTTATAATCCGAGGTAGCCAGGAGGTGTTACTGATCCTGATGCATGAACAAATTCCAGTAAAACAGTTCCACTTAATGAGCCTGTTGGAGTTATATTCAAAATTCCTGTCGGTGCAGTTGCGTTATTCTTTAAAGTGGTTCTCTCTAGATTCATTTCACCGTTTGTTCCATATAGTCTCATGGCAGTAGCACCGGGCGCACCAGCCCATGTGAGATTCAATCCGCCTGTACTTAGTGTCCATGTGATTCTTGACAACGCTGCGGTATTGTTTGTAATTCCTGCAACAAATCTTTCGCCGGTAATACCCCCAATACCATCAAAGGCCGAACCCGTAACGCCAAGTTCGTACATAGCAGATTCTGATGAGAAATCTACTTTGGTCACATACCTCTTTTGCGTCTTGACTAAATCTTGTTTAATTGCCATTGGTTATTCCTGTTCTTTGAGAACAAATTGCATGGTTCTATTGAATGAATCTTGACTTTCCACTGCAAGACTAAGAAGAATGTTTCCCGCATCTCCGTCAACGATTCCGTCATGAAAAGAGATGAATTTCTCTGCACAGATTGGATTTACTGAAACGATAGATTTATCTAATAAAACTAGATCCACATTGTTTTTAGTCTCGACAGACTCGACTATTGCATTGACGAATTTTTTCATAGCAGATTCCATCTTTACATCTGCTTTCAAATCTAAGACCATTTGTTTTACGAAATCGTGTGCCTTCTTATCTTTGGTAGTGATAGTTGCAGAAGATCCATCGATTTTTATCGATGCGTCTAAACCAACAATACCAAAGTTCTTTTGGAATTCTTTGGCTGTTTTTGGACCTTTAAATTTTACCTTAAGAGTAGGCATTATCCCTTCCAATTCGATTTCACATAGTCGAAGAACTTCTTCTTCTCACCGTCATCCATAGCAGCAGGAGACTTTTTACCAAACTTCTTGAGTGCTTTCTCAAAGAATGCACGATATGCTTTTTGCTTGGGTGAGAGTTCTTCTTCATTAACTTCAAACTTACCATTGCTATTCATTCCAATTGCATCCACCATCTGTCCTCTGGTCAACTTCTTATCATCTTTGATTGGTTCAGATTGAACAGACTCCTTCTTTGCACCCATGATGGTTTTCTTCTTCTCTTCACGCAACTTTCGATACATCTCAACCATCTTCATTGCGTTTGAGACTATATCTCTACTTTCCATTTTTGATTGTTTTGAAAGTATTGGTTCAGGAACAAAAGCCCCCTTACCTGATCCATCGTCATAAAGGCCATCATACTTATTTTCATTAACGCCATTTTTGCGACTTTCACGCAATTTTCTTGCCTGTTCAATACGAGCGACTGTTTCTTTATACATTTTAGTTCTCCCGTCTATACCGACTGATTCTTGAAATGAATTTGGTTGATTGTCTTCCATGGTTATTTATTCTTAAATGGTGGTTTGCCTTGTGTATTACTTGCGGGGGGTTGCGATGCCGCTGAAAATCCTTGTTTTTTGTCCATCTTTACTTTATTTGTCATACTTCTAGCCAATTCAGGATCGCTCTTAGCATCCTTCATCAAAGAATCGATGTATAACTTCGTAGCCTTCTCAGCGGTCTTTGGGCCTGGAAAAAATTCCCATCTCTTATCGTTGATGTAAATTCTAACTGGTTTACCGAATCCGGTTCCAACTTGTTTAACAATAACAGTTTGTCCCTTGTAATCATAAGAAGACACAAAAAACTCCTTCTCAAAATTAGGGTCAAGTGTTATATCGTCTTTTCCTGAACCTGCTGTCGTTGGAATTACCTTTATATCTTTAGGCTTAAGTGGCTTCTCTGGTGCGGGAGATCCTGTTCCAGAAGTGTCCATATCATTTGTTGGAGCGGTAGCCACGGGAGCAGATGGTGCCATAGGAACTTCATTAACTGTTTTAGGCTGAGACACCAAATTTACGGACAAAGCCTTTTTTAACTCTTCTATTTTCGAATGTATCTTGGATGCTAGTTCTTTTTGGATTATGGTGCGAAATTTTCCAGCCTCTTTTTTCATTAAGGTCTCTATAACAGATTTTAGAATGTCTCCGTTTTTTTCTTCCATTTTCGTCCTTATAAACCGAACTGTGTAGTATCGGCTTCGATCTTACCAGCGTTACGCTCTCTCTCAATTTGTCTGTCCATATCCCGAATTTCTGCCTCAGACTGACCAAGAACATTCCGACGAACCCATTCATGTGAATAGTACTTACCTATGTATGGTTTAATATTGCCCAATTCTTGCACCTGACGCTCACGAA